GCGTCCGTACAAGCTGCGAGCGACGTCAGCAATATGAATATCTTTGAGGTAGGTTAAATGTACACTTGTACCATGTGCCAGAAGACGACCGACGACCCAACCGACTGGGCGCGCATCCAGATCACGCACGCCCGATACATCGCTGGCCCTTCTCCGCAGACGGGCAATCTCCCCGTCGTCACGCAGGACGATGAGATGGTTGTCCTCGAATGCTGCTCGGACGCGTGCCGCGACGCGTGGAAAGCGAAGACCGCTTGATGGACATCCAGACGAAACTCGAAACCTACCGCACCCAGCTCCAGACCCAGAAGGGCCGGGTCGCCGAGCTGGAGCGCGCCCTCGACCTCGCGAAGATGGGCACGTCCCAACTGGAAGGCGCCATCCTCGCCCTGGAAGACCTCCTCCGCGAGGAGCCCGCCGCCGAGCCCCCCCCGGTGACGAACGGAGACGCGAGTGCCGGACGAGACGCCTAACCTCCATCTCACGCTCACCGACGACGCGCGTGTCAACGCCAACTGGGCGAAGATCGACGCGCTCGCGGGCGTGCTGGCCACCGCGACGATCATCCCGGGCGACCTCCAGGTCCAAGGCAATCTCGACGTCACCGGCAACGCGTCCGTCGCCGGCACGCTCTCCTCCGGCAACATCACCGCCCCGGGCGCGAATCTCGGCGCCGCCACGATCGCCAACCTGACCATCGGCAGCTCGCTGATCGCGCCCCCGCACCTGATCCCCCAGGGCATGCTCGCCCAGGCGGCAGCCGTCGAGGGCGCCTGGATCGGCACGGTCGCCAACGGGACCGTGAACGCGACCGTCACGACGCAGCAGCAGCTCTGCACGGTCGCCACCGACTCGACCGAGGACCCCGCGCGCTGGTCCCTCATCATCGGGAACATCTCCTTCCAAGTGGGGTTAAACGCGGACCCGGGGACCAGCCAGCCGGTCGCCTGGAACGTCGGCCTCTTCCGGGGCGACCCTCCTGGTCAATTGCAGCAGTCTAGAAACCTCGCCTATACCTTGACCAAGTCTGGCTTCTTCTACGTCCCGATCACCATCCTGCGGGTCGCGAAGCCCCCCGCGCCGGTCGGCGCCTACCGCTGGGACCTCGCAGCCACCATGACGACCACCAACGCGACCGTCCAGCTCACCTGGGCCTTCGCCCAGCTCCAGGTGATTCAACTCACATGAGCGACCAACTCGTCCTCTCCCCGAACCTCGCCAAGAAGGCGTCGGTGCGGAACTGGTGGAAGAAGACCCTCGCCCCGCAGTTCATCCAGGTCCGCCAGGAGAAGAACCAGGTCATCCGCCCGCAGTGGCTCCGCTACTACAATCTCTGGACGCTCCGGGGCACTGAACAGAGCTATCATGGTAGACTCCGGATGTATCTTCCTATTGCTCACCGGATCGTCGAGAACTGGGTCCAGAAGTTGCGCGCCGATCTCTTCCCGGACTCGGGGAAGTGGTTCAAGAACACCCCCGACTCGACCGCGAACCAGGAGCGCGGCACCGTCGTCCACGAACTGATGATGAAACTCCTGCGCCAGCAGATGCGGATCACTGGCACCTTCCCCGGCCTGCTCCGCACGCTGTGCATCTACGGCACCGGGATCGCCGAGATGGGCTGGAATCTCGACGAGCAGGAGGTCCCCTCCCTCCTCGCCGAAGCCGATCCCACCACCGGCGTCTCCCAGATCGTCGAGGGCACGAAGACCGTCACCCGCTACCTCGGTCCCACCTTCCGCGTCGTCGATCCCTTCCTCTTCTACGTCTACCCATATACCTGTCAATATGTCCGTAACGCGGAGCTGGTGTTCGAGGACATGATGGTGAACTGGGACACCCTGGAGCGGATGTCCGACACCCCGATCGACCAGGACCGCCCGGAGCTGGGGACCCAGGTGGAGAACTGGGCCGAGGTGAAGAAACTCCGCACCGGGGTGTCCTCGCGCGACTCCGACAAGTTCCAGGCCGAGCAGATCCGCCTCCTGACGAAGGGGCTGCGCTCGAAGTCGGAGAAACCGCGCGAGGACCCGAAGCGTCCGATGGATTTCACCAAGGCCTACTGGTACGGCACCATCGACGCCTCCGGCGCGGACGGCACCGAAGCCGACGGCTACCCGCCCCCGGACATCCCGCAGTGGTGGCAGCTCTGGATCGTCGGCGACGAGTGCCTCGTCCAGGCTCGCCAGTGTCCCTACTGGAAGCAGGAGCCACCCTATCTCGCTGCCAAGTTCTGCGAGATGCAGAACGAGTTCTGGGGCTACGGCGTCATGTTCCTCCTCGACTACTTCCAATACTTCATGAATGATACCATGAACCAGACCGGCGACGGCCTGGTCTTCGCCCTGAATCCGATCGTCGCGATGGACGCGAACGCCGTCCAGTTCCCGGACTCGATCCGCTTGGCCCCCGCCGCGCGCTGGCTGGTCCGGAGCCCGAGGGACTCGATCAACTTCATCGAGCCCCCGAAGGACTCCGCCATGGCGGGGATCCAGGTGGTCAACTTCCTGATCGCCATGATGAACGACGTCTCGAACGTGGCGCCCTTCGGCGGCGCCGGCCTGCAGACCTCCGGTCGTGCGCGTGGCCGAGCGGTCGAGACCGCGACCGGGATGTCGATCGTCTCCGGCGAGGCCCTCCTCCAGGTGCGCGACGTCGTCGAGAACCTCGAACAGGGCGTCATGAACGACATGCTGGAGTGGATGTTCTCGCTCCTCCAGCAGTGCCTCGACCGCGACCTCGCGCTGCGCGTCGATGGCGCCGACGGCGCGGTCGTTCTAGAGACTCAGGTAACTAGAGATACACTCGTGGGAGGCTACCTCTTCGAGTGGCTCGGCTCGACCTTCTCCTTCAACCAGAACGTGCGCGTCCAGCAGATGCTCAACTTCATCCAGATCCTGGCCCGCGTCCCGCCGCAGTTCCTCGCCCAGGACAACGCCCGCGTGGACTGGAAGTATCTCCTGCGCGAGGTCTGGGCGACCGGCTTCGGGGACCGCGAGGCCGAGATGATCGTGAAGGACATCACCCCCACCCGGGCGGTGGACGCCGTCATCGAGAACCAGCTCTTCCAGGTCGGACGCGGCGACGAGGTGACGGTCTCCCCGATCGACGACGACATGAAGCACGCCCAGATCCACAACCAGTTCCTCCAGTCCCCCGAGGGCCAGGCCCTCCCCATGCCGACCAAGCAGGAAGTGATCCAGCACATCCAGCGTCACGCCGCCTCCTTCGCCATGAAGCAGCAGATCCAGCAAGAACAGGCTCAGCAGGCTGCCATGGCCCAACTGATGGGAGGAGGGGCTGCGGGCTCCCCGCCCGGTCCACCGAACGCGAGCGCCGCCCCCGGTGGCTCCCCTCCAGGTGGGCCGGGTGGGGGGATGCCCGAGAATCCCGGGCGTCCGCCCCAGACCACCAATGAAGGCGATCTTCAGAGAAGGTTGCCTAGGGGAACAATGCAATAGGAGTCTATCATGGGTGTAAACACATACCTCTACAACACGACCCATGCGGCGAACCTGCCGCAGACCGCCGTGTGGGACGCGGAGTGGAATCGGATGCTGACCGGCCACCCGGATTGGACCTGAGATGGCCAAACCTCCGAAGCCCTCCGCCAAGGTGAACATGTCCCCCGGGAAGGCGAAGCAGATCTTGACCGACGGCACGGTGCGGGGAAATCCCCTCTCCCAGGCGCAGAAGGGCCTCTTCGGCGCCATCGCCGGAGGTGGGGGAAGCGCCGCCGCCCCGAAGCGCAAGCCCCCCCTCGCGATCGGCCAGCGCCCCGGGCTCGGCAAACGGACCAAGGCCGCGATGGCGAAGCCGCCGAAGCAGATGAAGCTGCAAGCCCCGCCCAGGATCTGACGCGATGCTCCGCCACGGCCTCGATCTTCCCGAAGTGAAGCCCGAGGAGCACCCCCTCTTCTCGGCGAAGGCGCGCGACATGCTCCGCGCGATCGAGGTCTCCGACGTCTGGCAGGGCCTCCGGGACGGCATCAACGCGCAACGCGAAGCCCTCCTCGCCTCCCCACTCAAGGAGGGAGAAAACCTGTACGAGCGCTGGGGCGCTATCCAGCAACTCTCCCTTCTGCTACACGGCGGACCCCAGATGATTCTCCAGTATTCCCAGCTCGCTGCCTCCACCCAGCCAGACGGAGAGGCGGAGCGGGAGTACAATCCCCAAGTCCATAGCTTTGAGGGTAGATAGCCATGGCAGACGAACCGACCGTCGATCAGCTCCAGCAGGCCCTCGCCGAGCGTGACGAGCAGATTCGCACCTCGAACGAGCGCCTCTCCCGGATGGAAGAGACGCTGAACGCGCTCCGGCCTCCGCCGCCCGCTCCCCCCGGTGCGCCGCCCCTCCCACCCGGCAAGCGCTTCCAGATTCCCCAGAACCTCCGCCAGCAGATCGCCGGCCTCGGGCTCTCCGACCAGGAGATCGAGAAGAACGGCGACCTGATCGTCCCCTTCCTCCAGGCCTACCTCGGGCAGGCTGCCGGCGAGGTCCTCGCCATCATCCAGCAGCAGGCCGACGACATCGCGCAACTCACCATGTTGCGTGACATCGAGACCTACCCGCACGCCGACACCCTCTTCCAGGACATCACCAAGATCCGGAAATCCGAGCAGCAAGCCGGGCGCTACGTCCCCCTGGACGTCGCCTACCGGATCGCGGTCGCGAACAACATCGACAAGATCTCCGGCCAGGGGAGTGACACCGTGGGCGGCGCGGCGGGTGGCCAGTTCGGCCAGACTGCCACGACGCCCCGTCCGTCCACGCCTTCCCCCGCCGCCGTCCGGTCGCGGGACGTCTCTCAGGCCGGCGGGCTCCGCCCCGTCCGCGCCGCCGCGATGGAGGTCGAGCGCCCCGTCAAGGGTGCCGACGATCTGATGGGCATGAGCCGCGAGGAGCGCAAGCAGTTCTTCGCGCAGCATTCCGAGACCCCGATCCGCTAGACCAGAGCATAGACGGCTAGCAAGAAAGGAGAAAGCATGGCAACTGATCCAAACCTCGCAACCGCTGCAAGCATGAGCCCGGACATCCTGGCCGTCTACATCATGGACGAGCTGCTGGAACGGGCGGAGCGGGACACCGTCTTCTGGAATCTCGCCGAGAAATCCACCATCCCGAAGGGCTCCGGGAAAACCTGTCAGTTCACCCGCTACGAGCGCCTCCCGCTCCCCGAGGCGCCCCTGGAGGAGTCGGTCACCCCGGTCGCGACCCCGATCACCCTCTCCACCGTGGACGCGGTCCTCGACCAGTGGGGTGCCGTCGTCTCCATGTCCGACGTCGTCATCCTCGTCATCAAACATCCTCTCGTCCAGCAGGCGAGAGAGCTGCTGACCTTGCAGCACAACGAGCTGGTCGATCGCGAAGTCCAGGTCGTCGCGATGGGCTCGACCAACATCTACTTCGCCGCCCAGCGTACCTCCCGCTCCGCGCTCACCCAGGCCGACGTCGTCACCACCGACGACGTCCGCCGCTCGGTCGCCCGGCTGCGCCAGAACGGCGCTCCCCCCTACGGCGGCGGACGCCTCCGGGGCGTCGTCGATCCCTTCGTCGAGATGGACATCTCCAAGGACTCCACCTTCCAGCTCGCCGGCGTCTTCTCCCAGGTAGAAACCTTGCGAGACGCCGACATCGGGCGCTGGATGGGTGTGGACTGGATGCGCTCGAACTACATCCCGATCATCCAGTTGATGAACGCGGCGTGGGTCACGATCACCGCCGACACGACCACCACCAACTGGCCCGGCGGCACCGGCTTCGCGGCCCCGGGCGTCCGCGTCGTCGTCACCAAGCTGAATCCGCAGACCGGCTTCGAGGACCTGATCTCCGCCGAGTCGCTGATCTCGAACGCCGCCTCCTTCGCCGTCAAGGTGCAGATCAACCAGACCGTGGCGCCGAGTGGCACCTACCGCATCTACACGACGCTCCAGTCCGGGGCGACCGGCACCGCGACCCTCCAGCTCCGCGTCCGCCACAACGTCGCCAACAACGACGTCGCCTACATCGTCGCGGGAGGCGCTCCCACCTCCGGCAACGCCTTCGTCGCCACCGGCTCCGGCCCGGTCGCTCCGCCGATCCCGCCGGGCACGATCACGATCCACATCTCCTACATCATGGGACGCGGCTACCTCGGCGCGACCCAGCTCGACGCACTCAAGACCTACGTCGTCCCGGCGACCGCCAGCGAGTCCGATCCCCTCGCCCAGCGCACCAAGGCCGGCTGGAAGCAACTCTTCAAGGCCCTCGTCCTGAATCCCGACTTCGGCGTCCGCATCGAGTCCGCGAGCGCCTTCGGCTGATCCGTTCCCAAACCTACCTAGAAGGCAGGCTAGCCATGACGAAAAAGAAGTCCGACCCGGAGCCCGAGGTGGTGGAGGAGCCCGCCGAGCCGGCGCTCTCCGATCTCCCCGATCGCCAGCTCCGAAAGAAACTCCGCCTCTACTCCGAAGAGTACCAGATCCTGGCCCCCGATCAGTCGCAGGCCGCGATGAATCGGCGGGTCGAACTCACGCGCCTCTTGCGCGCCACCCAGGACGTCCTCGATGCGCGCGAGCCCCTCGTCGAGGTGACGGTCCCTGCCTCCGTCACCGGCGAGCCCTTCGTCATCGGCCCGAAGACCTTCCCGCCCGGCACCTACACCGTGCGCTCCTCGGTCGCCCAGTACCTCCTCTGGATGATCCATGAGAATCAGAGAGTAGAACTGAATAGGTTAAAGTCTAATGGGAGGACTATCGACCTCGGTACGATCGGGAGCAGAGCCCGCATGGCGCGCATCGCCCGCGACGACGGGACGGAGGCGCCATGAACTACGGCGAACTCATCCGCGATGGGCAAGCCAAACCATGGAAGTACGGCCCCTACCGCCTGGTCGTCACCCGCCGCGTCACCGAGGAGGAGCAGATCTCCCTCGAATGTTACGAAACAACGAGAGAGAGAGCTATAGAGACATATGGTATGGTGATGGCCTCGATGCGCGAAGCGATGATCGCCCACAACGAGAAGGTCGTGATGATCCATCAGCAGCAGATCACCGCGCTCCAGCGTCAGATCGAGCACCGCGCCGAGGAACTCCAGGAGCTGGAGCTGGCGATCGAGATGAAGAAGCAGGAGCTGAACGGTGCGCGCGACGCGGGGTGACATTCTCGACCAGGCCCTCCAGCGGGTCGGCAATACCTCGGTCTCGCTCAAGAACGCGGCCCGTTCGCGGTTAAACAGGATCCTCCAGGAACTCCAGCAAGGCTGGGACTGGCCGTGGCTCTGGCGCCTCGGGCCGATCACCATCCCGATGAACGGCTTCATCACGCTCCCGGACATGTTCGTCAAACCCGAGGACGACCAATCCCTCCTGATCGAGACCGTCGGCGGCTCCCCGAATCGCGGCGTCGTCACGGAGGTCGATCACCGGGACTTCCAGCAACGCAGCACGTCGGACGCGAACGTCTACGCCACCCGCCCCCGCATCTGGACGATCGACTACTCCGTCCCGATCGGACGGTGCTGGCCCCTTCCCCAGGACACCTGTGCCGGGACCTTCCGCTACAAGATCCTGCCCCCGGACATGCCGACGTCCGACGCCAACGCCTACGACCAGGACGTCCCACTCTTTCAATGGGACTTTCTTCTGATCGACTTGATGTTCGAGTGGGCGATGTCCTACGAGGTGGATCCCCGCCGGGGCGACCAATATGGTGTCAACGCGGAGTCGGTGAATCGCGCCCGGGGTGGCGCCTTCCCGGAGCGCAGCTATCCGGCCTTCGTGCCGCTCGATCCGACCATCTTCTCGCGCCCGTGGCGAGGCAACGTCTGAGTGATGGATGGCCGCGCCGAAGGACTCGCCTGAGCAGGCGTTCCGCCTCCGGAAGTTCCAGGGGACGAACACCCAGATCGACTCGACCTTTCTCGGTCCCTCCTTCGTCGCGCGCTCGGAGAACTGGATCCCGACCCAGTCCTACCGGATCGGCGTCCGCCCCGGGCACCGCTCGCTCCAGTCGCTCGGGAACGCCACCGTCACCGCGCTGCTCGCCGCCCACGACCCGAACGGCGTCCCCTACCTCTACGCCTACTGCCTGACGCCGAGCGCCGCCGCCCAGGTCCGCCAGCTCCAGGACGAGGGCGCCCCCACGACCAATCCCCCGAACGCCACCTTCCCCGATCACACCGCACGCGGCGGCATGGTCTGCTTCCGCGACCGGATCTACGCCGGCAACGGGAAGGACCCGCTCATGTCCTGGAAGATCGGCGACGCCGGCGCGAATACGCTCACCTTCGCCCCGATCACCAATCTCGGCGCCCCAGCGGCGCCCACGGTGACCGACGCCACCGCCGGCAGCGCCGCCGACCGCCAGGTCCCCACCGGCACCTACAGCTTCGCCTGGGGCGCGTATGACACCGTGAAGCTGATTTACACGGGGCGCACCGACCCCGCGACGATCGCGGTCGCCTCCGGGAAGGTCGTCGCCTTCACCGCGCCCTCGGTCGCGCTGCCGACGAACAGCGTCTATCGCCTCTTCGTCTCGCCCCGGAACTTCCCGATCGAGTATGCGACGATGCAGGCGGACAGCCTCGCCGCCTCCGCCGTGACGAACACCTTCTCCTCCTTCGACGTCTCGGACACCCGCGTCCCCATGGCGGGAGGTATCAACGTATTTCGTACAGGAAATATGTTCCTCGTCTGGCGGAACCGCGTGGTCTTCGCCGGCATGCAGGCGACCGCCACGGTCCCGGACGCCCCCTACCGCGTGTACGCGACCGACGTGATCCTCCCGGGCCTGGAGCAGGCCGCGTTTAACCAAGGGACCCTCTTCCCGGACTTCGCCCAGGTCCCGCTCCCCCAGACGGTGACCGGCCTCGGGATCGCCGGCGTCACCTCCGACTACGACGCCACCTCCCCGCTCCTCTTCTTCACCAGCTCGCGCACCTTCATGGTGCAAGGTGATCCCTTCGACCCGAATCCCGACGTCCCCGCCACGCTGGTGGAACTCTCCTCCCGCGTCGGCTGCATCTCGCACTGCTCGATCGTCAACACCCCCTACGGGACCATCTGGTGTGGCATAGATTCTATCTACCTTGTTCCCCCCGGAGGTGGCTACCCCCAGGACGTCGGCTGGCCGATCGCGGACCAGATCCGCCAGATCCCGGTCGGCGTCCGGAGCCAGGTGTGCGCCACCTTCCACAAGCAGTTCTACAAGATCGCCATGCCGGCGGCTGCCGGCAGCACGCTGACGACGCAGTGGTGGCTCGATCTCCGCCAGGGCGTGACGGACGCGCCCTCCTGGTGGGGTCCGCACACCGGCGTCACCGTCTCGGCGATGGCCTCGGATCCGGACTCGACGCGCGAGGTGGATCGCGGCTACGTCGCCGCCGTCGCCCCCACCGGTCCCACCACCACCGAGATCTTCGCCTGCCACCAGCTCGGCATCTACCAGGAGACGATCCCCGGACAGACGACGCCGATCCCGATCCGCTCCTTCCTCCGCTCGGGACGCTTCGACGCCGACCAGCCCTTCATTCCGAAGGTGTTCACGCGGCTCCGCCTGATCTGTCAGGCAACCGCCAAGTCCGCCCTCCACGTCACCCTCTTCGCCGACGCCGGGAAGGCGACCGTCTTCGACCCGGTCATCATCGGCGAGGGGATGGAGGACCCGGGACGCTTCGTCCATCTCCATGCCGGCGCCGACGGCGAGCCCCCACCCCCGAACAAGTGCTGGAACACGGCCCACTTCGGCTCGATCACCCCGGTCGAGGTGCAGACGATCGCGCCCTATACCCGTCCCCGCGCCCTCTCGGTCGTCGTCAACGTCACCCACGACCCCGCCCAGGACGCCTCCGACAACGACCCGACGACGCTCAAGTCGATGGCGAACGTCGAACTCCGCGACTTCGAGCTGCTGTTCATCTTCTCGGAGCGCAAGGTGCGCTTCCTCGGCGAGCGCGTCAGCTAAGGAGCCTCCATGGGAACCACCCCGCGACCGCCGAAGCCCGCTGGTGGCAGCGCCAACTACGTCGATGAGGTGGCCGCTGGCTTCCCGGACATCATCGACGCCGACGTCGATCTCGACTTCAACACCCTCTACAACTTGGTAAACGGTAACATAGACGACGCCAACATCAACGTCCTCGGGACCGGGGTCAAGATCCAGTACAGGAAACTCGATCTCGCCGGGAAGATCCTGGGCTCCGACCTCGCGCCCGGGACGACGCTCCCCTCCGGGACCGTGGACACGACCTCGCTCAAGGACGGCGCGGTGACGACCGCGAAGATCGGCATCGGCCAGACGACCTTCGCCCTCGCCCAGTTGAGCGACGCGCCCGGGATCAGCATCGGGACCGCCGAGCAACTCCTCGGCGAGCTGGTCTGGACGCCGGCCAGTCGCGGCGGCTACCATCTCGCGGTCGGTCGGCTCTCGGGCCAGATGGACGGCAACGCCAACGAGAACGTCACGGTCACGATCAATCTCAAATCGGACGGCAACCCGGGCGACGTCACCGGGAACCTGCTCGACCAGACGATCCAGAACGTCTCCTTCACCGTCTCGCCCGGCTTCTCCTGGTCGGTCCCGTGGAGCGTCACGCTGATCGCCGTCCACGTCCTCAGCACGACCAGCCGGATGAAGCTGACGGGCCAGACCACCACGCCCCAGGCCGTGGGCTTCGGCTGCACCATCCACACCCGCGCGCTCCGGGTCTGGGAACTCGCCTAGTAGGTCTACCATGTACTCTATTAGAATAGCTACCCTCTCGGATCTCCCCGTCCTGCGGACACTCTGGAAGGCCTTCGTCACCGAGCTGGCCCCACCCTACCCCGAGAACGTCGCCTCCGGGGTGGACACCTTCACCCGCCAGCTCGCCGTCGCCCTCGCCCGCCAACCGGCGGAGGCCTTCGCCTTCCTCGCCGAGCTGGAGGGAGACCCGATCGGCTTCCTCCTCTACGAGATCCAGGCTCGCGCCTTCGGGACCCCGCAGCGCTACGGCTTCGTCCACTACCTCTACGTCACCCCCGAGGGCCGCACCGAGGGGGTCGCCGAAGCGCTGACGGAGATGGCCTGCGAGCACGGCCTCGCCCAGGGCCTCACCCACGGCGAGATCACCCACCAGCCCGGCCAGCAGATCTGGGAGCGCTACGGCTTCCACGACTACGAGGTGCGCGCCCACGCCCCGATCGCCGTGATGCTCGCCCGCTTGGACCGCCGTCGCGCCAAGCGCGCCGCCGATCAGGCGAACGGGCTCGACCACGACGCCCTTCTCCCCGTCCCGGTCCCCGAGAAGGAGGAGCGATGATCGACGACACGCGTCGTTTACACGCACGCCCGCGTGGGCCGCGCGTCCGCGCCTACGGGCAGCAGATGCAGTCGTCCCACCCCCAGATGTTCGACCCCTTCCACGGCCTCCCCTTCTCGATGGAGAAGGAGATCAACACCCAGTTCGCCTCCCCCCTCGCACGCGGCTTCGGCTACCAGGGCGGCACCGGTCCCCTCGCCAACTACATCAATCAAGGTACACAAGTAGCTGGCTCCTACATCCCCCAGCTCCAGGATCTCTCCTCCCGCCTGACGACCGGCGCGACCTCGACCTTCGGCGGCTACCAGAACGCGGTCGATAACTTCATGTCCCAGCTCCCCGGCTTCCAGTCCACCGTCGCGGGAGCGACCAGCGGCGCCACGAAGGCCCAGGGCGCCGCCGAGACCGCGCTCTCCGACGTCATGTCCCCGCTCCAGTCGCGCGCCACCTTCCAGGAGGCGGAGCGCCGCGCCCTCGCCCCCACCCGCGAAGCCGCCGCCGCACGCGGCATGGTCGAGGGCGGCCAGTCCCAGGCCGGCGAGCAGGCCCTCACCTCGGACCTCGCCTTCAAGGCCCTCCAGTCAGACCGCGACGCCCAGCAAGCAGCGATCCAGGGAGTGACCGGCGCCGCCGGAGCACGCGGGCAGTTGGGAGCCCTCGGTGCCCAGCTCGCGTCGATGGGACCCGATGCCAAGGCCCAACTCTTCGCCGCCTATCCCCAGCTCGCCTCCCTCTTGACCGGGGCGACGCAGCTCCCCATGCAGGGAGCCCAGGACTTGATGAGTTACTTCCAATCTGCCCAGAATCCTCTCATGTCTCTCTTCAATATGATCCGTCCACAGATGGGTGAGGCATCCCGGGGTAAGAGCTGGGGCCTCCTCTCGGGGCACTGACCATGGGTGGCGTCGGCGACTTCTTGAACGGGATCGCGAACCAGTACAGCCAGCCCGCCGGCGGACCCGGCTACTACACGGGGGGCTCCGGGACCTCGATCTGGGACCTCGCGAAAGCCCAGCCCGGGAACATCCTCCGCGACCTGATCCAGGCCCCGCACGCCGTCCTCTCCTACGGCCTCGGACGCTTCATGGAGCCCTCGGTCGCCAACCAGACGCGCAACATGGCGATGGCCTCCCAGTTGGCGAACCTGGAGACCCAGCCGATCGGACGCTACGCCATGATGGGAGATCCCCGCATCGCCCAGATGGCTGGCATCCCGATGCAGCCCCTCCCGCCCGGTGGCATCACCGCCGAGAACGCCGCCCAGTACGGGCTCTCCCCCGAGGACATCCAGTTCTTCGGCCAGACCCCGGGTGGCTTCGGCATGATCCACGCGCTCCCCGCCGGCCTCCCTCCCCGCGTCATCACCCCGAAGGAGGAGCTGACCACCGCCCAGACCGAGTACGAGCGCCAGCTCACCGAGTACATCAAGCGCGGCGGCATGCCCCCCGAGTTCACCCAGTCAGGCCTCCATCCCCAGACCGCCACCGTCACCATGGGTCCCCACGGCCCAACCATCACCCAGAACTACGGCGTCCAGCCAACCTACCCCGGCGCCGTCGAGCCCCCCGGTCCCGGTCTGGTGACGCCCCGGCCTGCTGGCCGTCCAGCCGCTCCCCCTGCACGACCCGTGCCACCGAGAGCCGCCGCTACAGCCCCGCCAGCGCCTCTGGTAGGGCCGCCGGCTCCGGGAGCCGCCACAGGGCCGCCAGCGCCCACCGCAGCTCCAGCCGCGCCCACGTTTGCGCCGGGCCAGACCGGCACCTTCACCAATCGGAAGACCGGCGAGACCGTCCAGGGGACCTTCGGCGCCGACAACACCTTCATGTCCTCCGACGGCACCGTGCGGACCTACGACCCGAAGACCGGCGCGCTCGGCCCTCCCACCCAGGGACCCCAGTACCCGTCCCCTGCCTTCCAGGAGCCCGGCGCCGCCGCCGGAGCCCAGGTCGGCACGGCCCTTGCGCCCCGCGCTCCCGTCGCGCTCTCCCCAGCTCCGATCCCACCCGGCGCTCCTCCCGAGGCGGTCGGCTCCCCCTCCGCCGCCTTCATCCCGCCACGCGGACCAGCCCCGGCGGCGCCCCCAGCTCCTGTCGCCCAGGGCGAGCCCGCGAAAGCCGTCGAGACCCCGGCTCCCGCCGCCCCCTCCTGGCAGGCGAAGGCCGACTTCTACGCCGCCGCGCAAGCCAACCCGGACCTCCGGGAATGGCTCGCCGCCCACCCCGAGTACAAGACGATCGAGCAGAAGATCCTCGGGACCGCCGAGTACGTGCGCGCCTGGAAGGAGCGCAACCGCGTCGAGGAAGCCCAGGCGATGACCCAGGCCCGCATGTCCACCCCCATGCGGACCCAGCTCTCCGCGATCGACGGCATGATCGCCCGCGAGCAGGCCTACATCACCCCGGACGCCCGGGGTCGCATCCCCCTGGACGTCTTCCCCACCGACCCACAGCGGACGGAGTACAGCCTCTTTCTCGGTGGCCGAAACAGCCCCCTCGGGAGCGTCATCTCCCCGGGTGGCCAGGGGCTCCCGAATCCCTTCTCCCAGACCGGGGAGCAGATCTTCGAGACCATCCCCGGGATCGCGCGCCGCCCGGAGCACCCGGACCACGGACTCGCCACCACCATCATGATGAACGAGAAGGGGCTCCTCGCCGAACTCGCCCGCGCCACGTCCGTCTCCGGACGCCTCACCAACTACGAGCAAGCAAACATGCGAGACGCCTACATTCCTTCCCCTGGAATGGACACCCGCGCCTCCGCCGTCGAGAAGGTGAAGCAGACCCTCCAGACCCTGCACACGATCCGCCAGGCGCTGGTGAACAACCAGATGACCACCTTGGACGTCTCCTCCCATCTGAATCCCTGGGCACAGCCCGGCCCGGTCTCCCCCGAGACCACCGTCCGCGTCGTCGGCGGTGAGTGATGGCGACGGAAGACCTCCCGATCTACCCCGCCCAGGGCTTCGTCTTTCACCACTCGGGGGGCTCGACCCTCTCCGGGCTCGTCTCCACCCTCCAGCAACGCGGTCTCGGCTCCGAGTACCTCATGGATAGGGATGGTACTATCTATCCATATGGAGGGGCAGGCTCCCCCCACATGCAGCCGAACGACGCCTGGGGCGGGATGGCGCCGGGCCTGACGAACGCGAACGCGGTGGGGATGGAGCTGGTCGCGCGGAACAACGCCGACGTCACCCCGGCGCAGATCGCGTCGGCCCGGAACTTCATCTCAGCCAACTACCCGAATGTCCCGGTCTACGGGCACGGCGAGGTCAACCCCGGTCACAAGCAACCCGACGAGGGGATGGCGGTCGTCTCGGCGATCCGCGCCGACCGAGGGAATCCTGGAGGCACCATGGCGAGCGACTGGACCTTCACGCCGGGCGAAGGCACTGCTGCCGCTCCCGCAGCTCCCGCCGCAGCTCCTGCCGCCGCAGCTCCTGGCGGTGGCATGCTCGTCCTCGAAGCCCCACCCTCGAACGCCCCGATCGACTGGGCGCGCATCGAGGCAGGCCCCACCGCCGCGCCGTCCGGTCCCCCCACCTTCATGGAGGCGCTACGCACCCGGGCCGGCGTCCCCGCTCCGGAGGCCCCCGAAGCAACCGATCGCTTCGGGCTCCCCCTCGACACGACCCGGATGATCGGCTCACTCCCAGACACCAACCGCGCGCTCGGCCTCCCCGGCTACGCCGCCGGCGCCGCGCTCGATGCCGCCGGCCACCCGAACTGGGGGACCGCTGCCCAGTACGGCACGAACACGGTCCTCCCCGCGCTCGTCGGCGCCAAGGGGGTCTACAACGTCCTCACCCGCGCCCCGTCGGAGGCCACCTTCAACTGGGAGAACGCCACCAACGCGGTCGAGGACTGGCGTGCCGCTCGCGCCACCCAGCAGGCGCAGATGCAGGCCGCCCGGGAGGCCCAGCAGGCAAACTCCGCGCGCAACGCGGCCTATGCCGACTACTACCGCCAGACGGGACGCTTCCAGCGCCCCATGGGACCCGACGTCCCCGTCCCCGAGGTCACCCCCCTCACTGCCCAGAAGCCGCCCTTCGAGATGCGCCTCCTCGCGTCCGAGCCCCCACCGCCAGGCCACCCCTCCTTCGCCGAGTGGCTCGCCCAGACCGCGATCCCCCGCACCCTCGGCGGGGTCGGCACCGCCGCCCGGGTGGCGCATCCCTACGCCCGCGAACTCGGGAAACTCTGGCTCGCCGTCCGCCTCCTCCAGGGTCTGGAGAACTTGAAGCCGCCGCCGGGAAGCCCGCAGACGCCGGGCGCCGAGTGAGCTAGCGGACGCCCATCGCCCCGCGTCCCCGCACCCAGGTCTCGGCGTCGAGGGGAGTCGGCGCCGGCTCGGGCACGGGGACGACGGGCGCGTGTAAACACACACACTGGTGAGGCGGTTGCTCGACCGCTCGCAGCACGCGGCGGCTCCAGCTCCGGATCCCGGAGAGGACCAGCCAGAGCGCGATCACGTCGAGGAGGAGCATGCCCGTCACCTAACTCTCCAGCATGCTCGCGTCAACCGCTAATGGGCCTTGAGCCCTGCCTCCTTGGCCTCCGCCCACTCCTCGATCGCATCCTGCTCATCCAGGTAGGCCTCATCGGGGATCGCCTGCGCCGGGGTCTTGCAGAGCCAGGGATTCGCCCGTCTCGGCGCGAGCCGGTACTCCGTCTTCGTCCGCCCCCGCATCTCCCCGCGCCGCACCACCTCTCCCGCCATGATGAGCGCATCGAGCGCGGGCTCGATCTGGTCCACCCGGTACTGCCCCGCTCGCGCATGCATCACCTTCTGGCAGAGTCGACGCCAGACGACCCAGCGATTGGAGAGGCAGTGCCGCACGCGATCGACGGTCGCTTGCTGCTTCCCGCCCGCCACCATTTCGGTAAAAGCACGCGGAAGATCCCGCTCGATGCGCTCGACGAGCGTGATCGCCTGCCCAAAGTGGCGCTCGTCCAGGATGATGTGCTTCGGGTGCGCGATGGCCTCGATCGCCGCCAGCGTCAGCGCGAGGCGGATCACATGCGTCTGCGCTCGTCCGAGGAAGGCTTGGACCAGCGTGTTCTTCTCTTGCTGGAGCCGCTCATGGAGTCCCGCGTACCAGAGATCCATCGCGCGCTCCCCCTCCGCCGTGAGCGTCGCCTTCCCGGCGAGCAATGCGAGGAGCGCAAACCCTCGCACCAGCTCTGCGGGATCACGGTCCTCCTCGACCCGGCGGAGATGGGACTGGGGTGGGCGCGAGGAGCGTTCCTCGTAGATGGTGAGGAGCCGCGCGAGAAAGCCGGTCTCTTTCACCTGGGGTGGCAGGCCTCCCCCCTGGCGGAGATGCGTCGGCGTCGCGCACGCCAGCATCGTCAGGGTCGGATTCTTGAACCTGGCTTGTCCCTTATCTTTCTTGAAGGATGTCGTGAGCCAGCCGTCGGAGACGGTCTGCTGCGCTGCGTTGTAGAATCCCGAGGCGCCATCAGCGGCCCGGGTAATGAAATGGGTCAGCTCCTCGACGTAGCTCGCTGAGCCGAACGTCACCGCCATCTCCGGCGCGTAGAGAAAGCCGGCGCAGTCGAACTCCTCCTTCGGCAAGGCCTCCCCATCGAGCCCCTTCGGCACCAGGTCGTCGATCAGCCCCTGCGTCGAGCCACGCTCCGCCATCACGTTGATCCGCCAGCGGTCCTTCTTCGGGAGCGCCCGGCGGGTCTCCTGGAGGAGCCCCTCGACGAGCGAGGCCGCCGAGGTCTTGCGGAGCCCGGACGGCCCCAGGAGCAAGGTGAGCGTCTGCCCGGGATAGATCACCCGCTTCCCGTGTGGCACCCACACCCGCCGTCCCAGACAATGCGCCGCGCCGGTGAGCGCCGCGAAGAGGTGGAAGCGCTCCGGCGCCTCTTCGTCCGCCGTCCACTTCAAATACTCCGTCAAGAGACTCATTCGACTAACCCCTCCTTCTCGCGATACCACGCCACCTCGGTCTCCCGCCCGTGCTCATCCGCCTCGATCGTGGTGATGTCGTAGACGAAGCACACCTCATCCTTTCCTCTTTGGATCCAGACCTCCTCGATCGCATGCGGGAGCGGGTCGTCCTGGACGAGGAGCGCCCCGTCGGTGCAGACGAGGCAGCGCTCGCGGCGCCGGAAGATCTGCCGGATCACGACGCGGCCCGGGTGAGGAGATCGTCCACGACCACCCGCCAGGCCTCGTAGGTGACCAGCTCCGCCTGCTTGAACTCCGTCATCCCGCTCCCCCATCGTCTCCCCACCTTGAGCCCCACCGGCATCCGGAGCGTCCAGGGTCCCTTCACCCCCTGGTACTCGCGCTCCGCCCGCATCCGCTCGATCGCTCCCTGGCCCAGCTCCCACAGCTCCTCCGGTGGCCCATCCAAAATGAAGCTGTCGTGGCCGTTCAGCACCACCCGGCTCGCCATCTTCCGCTTCTTGATCGTCGCCCATACTGGCACCCACCCCTCCTGCGTCAGGAGACACCCGACGTCACTCTGCGGCCCAAACGCGTAGCCCTCCTTGTAGTCCTCCTTGGTGAGGATCCTCCCGGAGAACAGGAGGTGTCTACCATAGGAGTTAACTAGTCTACGTCTCTCGATGATCTGCTCCCGCACCCAGGCCTGCCAGGTGGCGATGTACGGGCGCGCTCGCATGACGCGGTCGATGATCGACTGGCACTCGTCCGGGGTGAGCACCACCTCGCCCTCGGTCTCCTTGACGAGCACCTCCGAGAACCTCGCCCCCTCCATCCCGTAGTTGGTGGCATGCCGGCCCCGCTTCCCGACGTTCTCCCGCTCCGAGCTGGTGACCCCCTCCATCCCCTTCCCGAGGACCTCCGCCGCCATCAGGCGATGCTGGTCCAGGTCCAAGGGAGCCGTGCGTGCCAGCTCCAGCGCCCGGCGGTCCCCACTCGCCCCGTCCACGATCCGGCTCTCCGCCTGGCTCTCGTCCAGCTCCAGGAGGAGATGCCCGGGCCGGGAGGCGACGAACATCGAGCGCACGGAGCGGAGCTGGTTCTGCAAGTTGGTCCCCACCCCGGTCGGCGGGGTCTGCGCCCGGCACCGTCCCGTCGTCGTCAGGGGACGGAACAGCGAGCGGATCCTGCCATCGCGGTCGAGCCGGGTCGGCGCCGTGAACTGCGCCACCTTCTCCTGGTAGCGGAAGCGCAAGATGAGTTCGCAGACCGCGCCGGCCTTCTTCGGATACCGGACCTGGATCCGCCGGATCGCCACCTCGTCCGCCGTCGCCTTCCCGCCTCTCCGATACGGCTTGATCTTCAAGGTCTCATAGAAGTATTTCAAGATGGCAGGATTGGAGAGGCCCCCTTTCGGCTGCGACTTGGCCGTGCTCGGCTTCCCGGACTTGAGGATCCTCGGACCCGTGGTGAGCGGGACCCCGGCGCGCTCGGCGAGCTGGTGGCGGATCTCCTCCAACTGGGACATGGCCTCCGCGTGTAACCGCGCTTGCTCCTCCTGATCGACCGTGAAGCCCTCCAGGGAGAGGTCGAGACTCGCCCACATCACGCGCCGGTAGTGCGCGGCGTAGATGTCCTGGAGCCCGCGCTGGACGAGGCGCTCGGCGTACTTCTCCTGCAGCTCGATCGTGTGCCGGGCGTCCTTCCCGCAGTAGCGGAGGAACTGCTCCCAGTTCGCCGTCTTCCGCTTGAGCCCTCCCCTCGGACCCACCTCGGTCTCCTTCGACTCCTCCTTCCAGAACACGGTGCGGAGGTCCCGGGACGCGCAGTAGGCAAGCGTGTGGCGATCGGAGGGATCGAGGAGGTGATGCATGGCGAGCGTGTCCCACCTCCAGCGGTGGACGGGGAGGTGGTGCCAGCGGAGCAGAAAGGTGTCGAACAGCCCGTTGTGAAACACCTTGACCAGCTCCGAGGCCAGCACGCGGGCGAGCCAGAACCAGGCCCACTTGACCCCCGTGCCGGTCGCGGGATCGACGAGCGGCAGGACCAGGGAGCCGGCTCCATCCTGGGCGAGCCCAGCACAGAGGAGCTGTGGTCCTGCCGTCTCCAGATCGACCGCGATCGGACTCCCGTGGCGCTCCGCCCCCTTGAGCCAGACCGCACACTGGCGCCCCGAGGAGGCAATGACGTCGTTCCCCTCGACGACCGGCGGACACCCCATCGCCACCTCCCGCGCGATCCGCCGCCAGTCCCCCCGCCAGGCCTCAAACCCCGCCTCCCGGTAGAGAAAGGACGCCGGGTGGAGCGTGGGGATCATCCGACACCACACCCCCTCCGCCGTCCTATACTCTAATAAACTACCTCTATATTGGGTAATCTTGTGTAGCCACTTGATCCCGGTGGGCTTCTGGATCCGCCACTGCCCGGCTCGCGGGCCGTGGGTCAGAAGCGGCAGTGGATCCCCGAGGCACGTAGCAAGAGCCAGATTGCCAACAGGCACCAGGCAAGGACGGCGACCCGCCGCCGCCGCCGCCGAAACGAACTGATCGAGCCGACGCCGGCACTGCCGCTGCCACCACGCCACCCGATCCGGTCCGAAGGTCTCAAGTCGGTTCCCATCAGGGCGCTCCTCACAGACGTTCTCGATGCGCACCTCGTCGCGGGTGATGCCGACCGGCCCCCAGCCCTCACGCTCCTGGAGCTGCCCGGCCTGGCCGACGAACGGCTCTCCGAACCATGCCTCATCCCGTCCCGGCGCCTCTCCGAGGAGCAGGAGTCGCGCGTCGAGTGGTCCCACCCCGCGCACCACCTTGCGCGTGCGTTTAAACGGCGTCCGCACCGTCCCCTCGTCTCGGCAGGCCCGGCCCACACTCCGGGCCTACCACCAGTCGTCAATCCAACTTTCTATCTCTATCTCCTCGGCGGTCAGTCTTCGTCCTCGTCGTCGTCGTCCCCACCCCGGCGCTTGGCGGCGCGCTTCTCGCCGTTCTTCCCGCGCCGGGCGGAGCGGGGCTCGTCCTCCTCGTCTTCCCCCTCCTCGTCGTCGTCATCCCCCCGCTTCTTCGGCTCCTCGTCGTCCTCCTGGCGCTTCGCCTTCCGGGCGCGCGGGGACTCGTCGTCGTCCTCCCGCCGTGCTGGCTTCGCCTTCCGCCCCCCGCGTCCCGCACCCGAGCGCGGCGCCTCCAGCTCCTCCCCCACGCCGACGAACTCCTCGTCCTTCTCGGCGTAGTACATGCCCATGCGGTTGCGCTTCTCGCCGTTCTCGTCGGTGCGGGTCTGGACGTGCGCGAAGACGGTGGCGCCGACCGCCGCCTCCATCCACTCCTCGTCGTCGTCCGAGTTCGGGACCCCCGCCTTCTCCATCAGCCGAATGAGGCGACCGGGTCCCTGCTCGGGCCGATTCCAGGTCTCGTCGCGCTTCGCCCGCTTGTCATCCTTGGTGCCGATCGGGAACCACTCCATCAGCCGCCGACCCTTGTAGCTCTCAGGCTCGACGACGCGGAAGTGACCGACGTACATCAGGCAGCCGGGCGTCTGCGAGTTCTCCCCCGTCTCCGAGCGCTCGATCTCCTCGATCTCCAACTTGACGCCCATCGCGGGCATCACCCCCTGTGCCGCTTTGCCTTTCCACAACCCCGGGGTCTTCATACTCTACTGTCTCCTTTCTTGCTTACTCGTTGACTGCTTCCTTCTGCTTCTGCTTCTTCCGCGCCCCCCGCTTCACCAGGAGGTCCTGCATCGCCTCGGTCACCAGCTCGGAGATCGAGACGTTGTCCGTGACCGCGTACAGCTTGATCTCGCGGTAGAGGTCCTTCGGGATGCGCGTCGCCAACTGGACAACGACGTCGCCGTTCTTCGCCTGCGTCCCCACGCCGGTGCCGGGCCGGATCGCCGTCCGCTTCTGCTTCGCCATGCTACTCACCCCCTCTCTGCGTGTAAACTCACTCCTCCCTAGCATGCTTGTCCCTGGCTTCGCTAGTACCTCTTGGCGTTGTGTAGCGCCATGTGCTCGCTCCGCGTCAGTACCTCCAGGTGCGCCGGGTTGCAGCAGCAGGCGAGTTCACAGGTGTGGTGCAGACAGGTCTCGTAGCCGATCACGCGATCCCCCGTCGCTTGCCACCACGCCACCTGGTGGGGACGCAGTGCCATGCTGTGCCAGTTCGTCTTCCCCCGCCCCTTGGCATCGAGCGGCCCCGTCCATGGCCAGCATGCATCTGGGCCACCGCTGCGATCCACCCGTCGCTCGAAGCGCAGGAAGAAGACCTGGGGGTAGAGGTCCTCGTCCCCGTAGTGGCCATCAATCATGCGGCTGCCTGTCCCAGTTCTTCCACAGCGACTTGTAGTTCTGGGAGCATGGGTCTGGCGCATCTATCTGTGTTGTAGCTTCCCAGAATTCATCCGATTGCGTCTGGAGGAGCCAGGTCTTGTCCCCCGTCTTCTTGTCGCGATCGACATAGGCGCGGAACACCTCCGGCCACTGGCTGGCGAAGGACTCCATCAGCCGGCCCGGGAGGAGCGGCGCCCGGACCATGGTCCCCTCCGCCTCCACCTTGGTCTTCGAGACGTGCAGTCCCACACACACGTTGCAGTGCAGCCCGGGGAGCTGGATCAGGAGGATCTCCTCAAGCACATCGACCGCTCCGCCGTACCACTTCCTCGGATCCTTGGCGTTCGGCTTCAAGTCGTACTGGTACATCTTCCGCGCCTTCAACGAGCTGGAGGTGACGGTCTCGAAGCAGAACGTGCGGCAGTCCCCGCGCTCGATCTCCTTCCCGAGCCTGTTTACACGCTCAAGAAATGCCGTCGCCGACTGGGGCTCATCGACGATCGGGTCCTGGTAGTACTCGATCCGACACGCCAGGCTCCCGTCCTTGTTGCTCACCTCCCGGTAGTTCGTGTCAAACTTATCCTTCTTCAGATCATGTACCTTACCTAGTCTCCAGTAAGGCATGTCCTTCCCGATCGCATCGAAGTGCGCCACCACGATCGGCTGCGGGAAGGTGGCGAAGAAGGTGCTCTTGCGGGACCCGGGGGCGCCGTAGCAGGCGAGGTGGAGATCGGGCCGCTTCGGCTGGAGCCGGGTCACTTTCTCAGGGTCTGCCATTCATCCCTCCCCGACCCGGCAGGCTCGCGAGCAGCTCGTCCAGGTCGAATGCGTCTCCGAGCGCTTCTCGAATGGTCGTCATGATGACCTCGCCGGTCTGCTCGTCCTCGACGAAGCCGTAGAACTCCTTGTTGTACTCCCAGATCGCCCAGGGGACGCGCTCGTCCTCCTCACCGACGTTCTCGATCGCGCGCCGCCCACGCTCCGTGATGCGGTAGAAGCCCTTCTCCTCGGGGTTGCGCTCGACCAGGCTCCAGTACCGCAGGAAGCCGTGATCCCGGCTCGCTCCCCGGTGTAGCTTCCGCCGGTAGTCCATGAACTCGCGATGATGATAGCGGTCCCACTTGTAGAATTCGACGAGCGCGATCGCCATGCCCTGGTGCAGCTTGCGCTTGTAGAGCTGGACGGGGCGCCGGCACACCCGGCAGCGATGGCCGCCCCCGCCCGGGACAAGCCAGCTCGTCACCTGGCGACGCAGCTCTGCGAGCGTCCACTCCCTCATGGCGCGAGCGGATCCCAGGGATCCTCCACGAACATGCTCCGAATAGCATTCTTACTTGTGTTGCGCCCGAGCCGGCACCACTCCTTCAACTCACAGAAGGCGCAGGAGTCGTTGAACCTGCCGTCCATCCGAACATGGCGGACCCCCTCAATCCCCTCCTGCTCGGCCCGGATGGTCAGCCCGTCGTAGCGCCGGGTGAGCTGCTTGGCGGTGAGGAACCACCCGTCCATCTCCGGCTCGGAGCGGGTGATGTAGAGGTAGGTCCCGCCGGCGTGCCGGACGGAGCACTCCTGGAACGAGAGGTGATGGTCTGGACAGATGCGCTCGGAGCGGTGGGGATCGGGCAGCTCGATCACGTTCGCCACCACCCCCTCCAGCTCCATCTCCCCCTTCTTGGCGCGGGAGAGCCAGAGGTGCCCCGAAAATTGGGAGCTGGTCTTCTGCTTGTCCTTCCACCAGTCCGTCACTTTCTTGGTAGACTTGTGGTCCATGCTCCACTTGCCGGCGGAGTCCCACTTGCGGACGATCGCGTCTAAACGCGCGACGTAGATCACGTCCCGCCCGGACGGGACGGCGGCGGGGAAGGGCGCGGAGACCGGGGTCTCGGCGGTGTGCTCCAGGACCTTGAAGGGCCAGCTCTCGGCGTTGCGGTCGAGCCACTGGCTGAAGACGGCCTCGACCCAGGCCGGCTCGAAGCGCTTGTCATCGGCGCCGAGCTGGCGGCGCTCGGTCAGGCGGAGGTGGCGCTCGACCCGCTCCTCGTAGTCCTCCGCCATCCTGCGTACCGCGTCCCCGGGCGACGCCCCATCCAGCCACGCCGCGAGCCCGAGGTGAATGGAGGATCCCGCCCCCAGGGCGAGGGCCTCCTGCCGGGTCGCCAGCCCGAGTGCGTAGCGTGTAAACGCATACGTCGAACACTTGGCGGTCGCGGACAGGATCGAGTTGTCCACGACGAGCCGCCCCGCTCGCCCCATCGCACCCCTCCTGCCCTGGCCCACACTCCAGGACGCAGGTGCTATACGCCCATCGGATTAGACATGCAAGGCAGCTATATCTTGTGGAGGTCCTGGCCCGGGACCCCCATTAGTTGGGGGCGAAGAAAGGGCTTAGAGCGCTTCGAGCGCGGTGAGCTGGCGCTCCAGCGTGGCGAGGGCGCGGCAGGCGGAGAGGAGGTAGTGCGGCTCCAGCGCGAGCGGCGTCTCCCCGGTTGCGTACCCGCCCTTCAAGCGGAGCGCCGCCACGGTCTGGCAGGCGTGGAGGTAGCGCCGCCTGGCCCGGACGAGGGCATCCCGATTCACCACCGCCCGGTCCAGGACCACCCCCTTGTGGCGACGCTCGACCACCTTCACTTCTGACAGCGCCAGCTCGACCTTGCGGATGGCCTCGGTGACCCCCGCCTTCGTGCGTTTAAACGCGGTCACTGCGCCGGCGTTTCCCGGGAAACAGGCTTGCGGACGAACTCCTCCTCCACGGCCTTGAGCGCATACCCGAGCACCTCCGGGACGTAGCTCGCCATCCAGGCGAAGACGTAGAGGCTGGTGATCGCCACGTTGCGCGACGCGTCCGAGAGCGGACGGCGCTCGCCGATCTCGTTCACCGCGTCGGCGATCTCCCGCCCCAGCTCGACGGCGTCCTCCGGCGTCATGCCGCCGCTCCGATCACGCTCTCGATCAGCTTCCCGATCTCGACCCACTCCTCTCGTTCGACCCCGATCTCCGAGCGCAGCTTCCCGTTCTGGTAGAGCGCGATCTGGCCGCTCCCGTCCCGGTAGATGGTGACCGCCGCGTGGCGCTCGGTGGCCCCACCCAGCTTCTCCCGGATGAAGACCGAGCCGCCCTTCGTCCTCGGCTGCGCCATCATGCCACCCCCGCCGGCTCCGGCACGCCGTAGCGGTAGAAGTTCGCGCACCGGCCCTCCGCCGGCTCCTCGGAGTCCCGGATGTGAACCAGGACCGGCTTCTCCCCCGTCCGGTCGATCTTGTAGAGCCGGGACAGCTCCTCGCCTAGCTTGCTCACAAAGTGAATCGAGAGCACCTCCTCGCGATCCGGATGCTTCGAGGGACGCGGCAGCGGCCCGGAGAGATCGGTCCCCATCGGCAGAATGATCTGCCAGCCCTCGCAGAGGTAGATGTAGGCGTCGTGATCCGCGACCAGCTTCCCGATCGCGTGGGCCATCAGGTCCCGTTCGTCGTCGTCCTCCCCGGTCGGCACCAGGGCGATCTGGTCCAGGTGAAAGGTCTTCTCCCGCTCGGAGAGGAGAAAGACCATCGGCGCATGCTCATGCCCGGCCTGGATGTGGCCCTCCGCCGTCGTCCGCATGCCGTCGAGAAAGGGGTGGATCTTCGCCAGCGTCTCACTGGTCATCGCTCACCCCCAGCTTGATCGCGTTTAACCCGAATTGCATCCCCGCGAGCCAAGCCTGCTTCACCAGGGTCTCGATCTTCGGGCCGAAGTGCGCCCAGGCCTCGTCGAGCTGCCGCTCCGTCTCGCGGAGCTGCTTGTCCTTCTTTGCCATCAGTCCCTCCTTCATGTCCTGTACCTAATGCTACCACCCTAGCTTGTCAAGCCTAGTTGGTGGGCTCCGGCTTCCCCGTCCGCAGCTCCAGCGCGGTCTTGTGGAGCGCCTCCGGGATCGCCTTCATCACGATCTTCAGCTCGTCGATCGTCACGGCGGAGAGGAGCGCTGCGCTCCCGTCCTCCTTGACGACGATGCCGAAGATGCCGACCACGCGATCAGTCCCCAGCTCCCGCTGCGCGTCGTGGAGCGCGTTCTTCAACACCCTGACCACGCTGCGGCGCTTCATCCCCGGGGTGAACACCCGCTCCAGTCCGTCGCTCATATCTCGCCCACCTCCCGTGGCTCGTTTTCACGACCAGCCCGCGCCCCACCAGGCGGCGCACGACGTTCGCCGCCGTGGACTGGGTCAGCCCCGCGCGCTTCTGGATCACAGGCCGATCGAGCGGCCCCGGCGCGACGGTCAGCACCTCCAGCACCTTCTGCTCCAGCTCCTTCCAGTACTGTCCTCCCCGCCTGGGACGCCCCTTCGGCGCCGGGGGCGTCGCCCGCTTGGTCTCCCGATCCCGCTCGCGCTTGCGCGTGATCGACGCCAGGCGCTTCTCCCAGGTCATGGTCGGCTTCATGATGACCTTGTTCTTCGTCCGCCGCGCCGGGAGCCACTGCTCCAGGAGCGCATTTAAGTGCGCGCGACAGAGATCGAGCTGCGGATCACGCTCGCTTGGCTTTGGCCCGAGCATCAGTCTTGCGCTGCCGACCGCCGCGACGACCCCCTTGCAGTAGTCGCAGGCGAGGGTGGTCAGCTTCATGTTGTACCTCCTTACTACTCGATAGAATGTCTGTCCTTGCTCCGTCCCTCTTGTGGTCTTTCAGGTAATCCTTGTAGGTCGCCTGGAGGTCGTAGCCCCTGCCCTCGATGGCGCCGCTGGTGGACCAGATGTCATACCGCCAGGACGCACACCGAGCGCACTGGAGCGCCACTCTGCGTTTACTCGCAGAGAGGACAACGACGGGACCCGCGACCCGCCAGGCGTGCGTGCCAAACGCCCGGCAGAGCCGCGCCTCGTCCGCTGGCGTCCAACGGCTCATTCCTGGTCCCCGATCAGTGCCAGGAGCGCGTGCGCGATGGCTTCGAGGAAGAAGCCAGCGACGACTCCGGGATCGGCGTCCCGCGCTCGGAACTGCTGGCCGTCCTCGATCGCCTCGCGCGCCTTCTGGATTCGCCGGATGATCGTCGCCCGGCTCATCGCCCGGACTCCTCCACGCTCGGCAGCGGATGCTCACTCGCGGGATGCTCCTTCCCCTCGAAGCCAGCCCAGAACATGGTGTCCTGGATCAATCGCAGGCCGGTCGCCCCGAACGGACTGTTCTTGATCTCCGCCGGCGCCATCGCGAGCGAGCGCTGGTAGATCGCCTCGCGCTTCTCCTTCCTGACCAGCGGCGCGCAGTCCGCACACGCTCCCCAGTGCGCATCGCTGGAGAGGATCACGTTCTTCACCTTCGGCTGCCCCGGCTCGATCTCGATCGGCTTGTCCCCCGCCAGCGCGATCCCCGCGTCCACCGACTTGAAACAGGTGACGACGGGTCGGCTGGAGCAGAAGTCACACTTGGGCGGCTCGGCGGTCGGTATGTTGACATGCACGAACTCACTCATCGCTCGGTCCCTCCTTCACTTCCGATTCTCTAACCATGCTAGCACCGTTGTCAACCCAGTCCCTCGTATCCGGTACTGTCGCACCGCACATGGGTGCCGACGTCGCGAAACCCGCCGCAGACCGGGCAGCGCCGCTTCCCCTTGATGACCGGATCGACCATCCGGGTCTCCGCCGCGCGCCGCACCTTCAGCTTCGCCTTCCACTCCCCGCGATGGCGCAGCACCCAGCGGATGATCGCCCGCAGGCTGACGTGATTCCCTCCCCCGGTCAGGTGGTCGGTGGTGTAGGCCTTCCAGTTCTTCCGGGACGCGGAGCTGTAGAAGTGCCACTCCTCGCCATCGACCTCACCCAGCCAGCCCTCGACCGGATGTCTCCGCAACTTGACGCCCTCCACGGTCCTGGTGCGCCAGGTGAGCAGGTTCGGCTCGTAGGTCGCCACTTGCTCGTTTACACGCTTTCTTGTCATGCCTGCTCCTTCTGCTTGATGATCTCCTCGAACGGGACCGACACGAAGGCGGTCTTCCGCCGCTTCTTCTTGTCCCTGGCCCGGAGATCGGTGACGCGGATGCCCTCCTTCTTCCCGATCAGCCTGATAACGACCTCCCCGCCACGCGTCTTGATCGCCAGCTCGATCTGCCCCGCCTGGACGTCGCGCAGGGAGACGCTCTCCACGCCTGTCAGAAAGCTATGCATCGTTGCTGGCATTGGCCTTCTCCTCTGCCCCATTCTTCCTGGCCGCCGCCTGCGCCATCGCCTGCTTGACGAGTCCCTCCAGGGTCTGCTTGGTGCGCCCCGGCGTGCCCGGCTTCGCGTCGTAGTTCGGCGAGTTGCGGTAGGGCGCCAGCTCCTCCTCGACCTCCACGCGGAGCGCCGCCACCTTGGCGTGCAGCTCATCGCGGAGCCGCAGCTTCTCGTTCACACGCGACTCCAGCTCCGCCGGGATCGGCTGATAGGTCTCCCGATCGTAGCGCTGGAGCGTCCCCTTCTCCCCGTCCTCCCAGGTCACCAGGATGTCCTCGGAGCGCAGATGGATCCCCCGCGCCACGCCCCGGCGGATGTGGTCCTTCTCGACGTGGCAGAACGGCACCGCGACCCGCGAGCGCGTCTCCCGCACGCGGTCCTTGAGCGCCTCGATCGCCTTCGCCACGGTCTGGTGGTAGCTCGTCACCATCGTCTGGTGGGTCAGCTCGCCGTCTGCCCCCGGCGCATGCGCCGAGAACAAGCCCGAGCCGTCCACCGCGAGGGCGAACTCCTTCTGCTGCACCTCGATCGTCCGAAACTTCGTGAACTGTGCCATCTCTCTAGTCCTCTCCTTCTTTCGTTGTGTTGTTGACGCGCGCCCCACACCAGGAGCAGAGCCCGGTCTCCCGGGTCCACTCCGGGTCCTCCGCGATCGGCTCCCACTTCGGATCCTGGTAGAAGGCCGGCGCCCCGCAGTAGCCGCAGTCGTCGTCCTCCAGCTCCCCGGATGCCCCCATCGCGTCCCTCCATGCGTACATCGTCATGGCAGTAACCTAACCATGGTAGCAGTACTGTCAAGGCCGCACGCGGCGCGAGAGCACGACGACCGGCCCGTAGATGTCCTTCCCGGCCATCTCGCTCGCCCTGACGTTGCGCCTCGGTCGCTGGTCCCAGCTCTCCTCGGCGTAGACCAAGGTGAGCCCCTGATGCCCCTCCAGCTCCAGGAACGCCGGCTCCCCGTGGATCGCCTCCTCCAGCTCCTGTACTGTCGGAAACGCGTGTGAACGCGGTAGCTCGACGACGCTGCCCCCGGGGTTGACCACGTAGGCCTGCTCGCTCGCGCGCTCCGTCCGCTCCCTGACCGTCCGGAGGCGCCGCGTCCCCGCGAAGCCACCCTCCCAGTGCGCGAGGTATCCGCGCTCGTCCGCCAGCTCCTGCTCTCGCTTCGTCGTCATGCTCCCCTCCACTCGGACGGCTTCCCGTCCGGATTCAGAATGCCAACAAGATAGCTCCCACCATAGGCGCGTGCCATCTTGACAGCGTCGTCGTAGTACTTGAAGCCGATCTCCCGCACCTCCTGGTCGGTGGCGAGGCGATGGCCGGTGAAGCGGACGAAGCCGAACTCCGTCCCGTCCTTGGTGTCCTCCAGGATCGCGCCCCGCTCACCGGCGAAGACGTACACGGAGCCGTCGTCCGCGTTGAAACGCAGGAAGATCATACCCGCACCCCTTCCTCGCGTGCCCAGAGATAGAGACTCTCGTCGTTCGCGACCCACTCCGCCCGCTCCTTGTCGTTCAAGCGTGGGCGGTGCGGCGCGAGCACGCGGTAAATGGCCTGGTCCAGCTCGGCGCGGTGCTCCCGGATGAAGGCCCGCATCGTCTTTCGTCGCATGGTCACTCATCCTCCTCGATCGGCTCATCACAGTCGTAGCGCTCCATGATGTCCGAGCGGTAGCCCCGGAGCCGTCGCTCCTCGCACGCCGCGCAGGCGTAGCAGAGGAAGATCCCGTAGCCATCGTAGAGCGCGTGTCTCTCGTTGCCCGAGCCGCACGCGCACCTGGTGTCCCCGGTCATCCGACCCTCCCCCGGCGCAGCTCATGCAGCTCACCCGCCGCGTACCCAGCCAGCCACGCCAACGCGTTCGACTGCACGTACCCCAGCGGCGCGCCGTCGCGATAGAACAAGTACGTCGGCACGCGATGCTGGACGGTGGTCAACATGATCACCTGGAGCCCCAGCGCGTTTGCACGCTCTGCGATGCTCGTCTGGATCCGCTGCGGTGTCGTCGTGTACTCAGTTGCCTTCATCTCGGTCAGTCCCTCCTTCGTTGCTATCATCTTAACCATGGTATCTCAGAAGTCAAGGGGGGCATCGCACGCCCCCCTGGTGCCTGGTGGTCAGTCCGCGCGTGTAAACGCACAGTGACAGACGTCGCAGTGCGCCCGGAGATCGTTCGTTGCAGCTCGCACGATCTGCGGACGGGGTGCGCACTGGCACACCCACTTCCGCTGCCTGGAGCCCGAGCCACGCCCCCGGCTCCGTCCCCCCCTGGTCCCGTACCCGAGCGAGCACGGACGCGGCTTGACGGGGATCAGGATCCCTCCCGTCCCGAGCAGCCCGAACGCCGGCTTGCCATCGACGATGTCGAGCCCGGCGATCTGCTCCCGCAGCTTCGGCTCAAACCCCGCCATGTGGTAGCGATGCCCCGCCGCCATGGCGTTCCGGAGCCCGAGCCGCGCGCACGCGTCCTTCCACTCCTTGGAATGCCCAGCCTTGTGCCCCGCCAGGCAGTGCGCCAGCTCATGCACGGTCGTGCCCGCGAGCTGCACCCTGTTCTCCTCGCCAGCCGCGCAGACCTCGATGAAGTCCTCCGGCTTCGGCGTGCCGTCGGTGTGCTTGGTCCCGTTCTGCCAGGTGCCGAACACGGTGACTCCGCGCAGCCCCGGCGCCCCGAGCCCGTAGACCAGCTTCGCGGTCTCCAGGCGTGTCTTGTCCTCGCCCTCCGGCAGCCTGGCCACGGCCAGGTCCCGCACGCGATGGACGAACTGTTCATGTGTCAACATTCTCTAGTCCCTTCCTTCCGTTGTCGTGTAAACAACCTAACCATGGTAGCGCGTAAGTCAAGCCCAGGCCTGTGCCATAGCCCTACTGCAGCCGCATGCGGGCCAGGTGCCAGTCGGTCACCCTGACCGGGCGCTTGCGACCGACCAGGCGCACCACGACCTGGCCATCCGGGCGCACCCCATCCACGATGCCCCAGCGCCCCAGATGAGGCCCCCCGAGCACCGCGACGCGATCCCCAGCCCACCACCCAGTCGCCTCGCGCGCCACCGTTGTCGTCTCAGCCATTCGCTAGTCCCTCCTGATCTCTCGTTTAACCATGGTAGCATCAAAAGTCAAGGCTGGGGAACGTTGCCAACGTTGCCGGGCGTGTTTTTGCATGATTCAGCAGGGAATCTCGGGAGTTAGGCCGTTGCTGTCCGCGCTCCGGGGAAGCCTCTATGTTCGACCGCGCAATCTGTTGGCGGGTAACGTTGTGCCAACACGGGTAACACCAACTCTCGCAAGGGTTTGGTGGGTGTTGGTGTGTGTGTGTGTGTGGTGTGTGTGTGTGTGGGTGTGGAAGGGGAGGAGAAGAAAAGGCGAAAGTTTTTGCACAGGGCGAATCTTTCCAGGGGCTTAGGTTGTTACCCTCGGCGCGTACAACAAAACGGGTAACAAAAAGCGTGCGGTCGAATACGGGCTCCGGGGGCAGGAACAAGACAACCGGCCCCAAGTGCTGAGGCTCGCAGAAGAATCACGATTTCCCGGCGTGGTACGTGTTGTGCGAACGTCCGGGGCTTCTGTGGTGAGCGCTACCGTGGTAGCAGCTCTCCGCGCGCCGTGCGGCGTCCGCTACTTCCAGCCCGCTGTCTGGCTTGCGGGAAATCGCCCGCATTCTTTCTAGCAGCCCGGTACTGTCCGGCGCAGTACTGTCCACGCGGTACTGTCCGAGCCAGTACTGTCCGAGCAGTACTGTCCGGGAGAGCCCAGGCGCCGAGCGGGCCGCCGCGCGAGCGCAGGCGCTAGAAATCTTGCAATTCTTAGCCAGCCAGCTAGAAATTAAGCAATTCTTAGCCAGCTAGCAAGAAAACATGACCGAAATCGCAAGCTAGAGAGCAAAACCAGCTAGAAATGCTGCTGGCCAGGTTGCCGATGGCACGGTTTGTGCTTCGCGCGCGTTCCACCTTCCCCTTGCAGCTACCCTCGCAACCGTGGTAGCTTCGGCGTGTGAATCAGACAGGCATTGCGACGGGGCACGGCGCTACCGCCGATCAATGCCGGAAGGAAGGGACTAGAGATGAGGCATCTCAAGAAGGCGTGGGCACATTGGGGGCGGGAGTTCGTAGTGCTGATCGCAGCGGAACACGGATTCCCCATCGCGATGGTCGTTCTCGGACACTGGTTCGGTTACTGGATCGTTTCCCGCTAAGGAGAGAATGATGGCTAACTTCCTAGGTTTAATCTTCGTTGTCGCGTGGGCTTCGTTTCCGTTCTGGGGAACGGCAGTCTACGAGCATGGCGCGGCAATTCGGCGCTCCCTGGGGAATCTCATCCCGTGCGCCATCCCTCTGGCCTTTGGCCTCATGCTGGTTGCGACAGGGAATGGTTTCACCGGCGCGAACCTCGCATGTCTCGGCGTCTTCGTTCTCTACTTCGCGTTGGGATGCATTCTCTGCTCTCGCTACGGCTCAGAGCTAGGTGACGGGTAATGGCTTACCTGCACCTCGCGCTGGTCGCCATGCTCATTCTGTCGTCCGCTTTCTCCGGCTTTGGGTCGGACATCTAGGAGGCTAGGAAAATGCAAAAGCTAACTCACAAGTTCATCAAGGGTCTGGAGCAGGAAGCCGGGGGATTCTGGACGGGGCAACGGGTCGCCATCGTCGAAGGCGAGCACATCGGACGGTGGGGATATGTCGCGGGCTACCCGGGCGACGGTTGCGTGATTCGCGTCATCCTGGCCGGCGTCAAGCGCGAGGAGATCACCACCGAGGCACGCTGCCTGGCAGCGATCAAGGGGAGCAACTAACATGCTAGCAAAGATCCGCTTCGGGTTTCAGGCTGCGATCGTTCTGGTCGTCGTCCTTTGGACGGTACTCCACCTCACCAACGCCATGCACATTCCGCTCGGCTTGATGGCTGGCTAGCCAGCTAGTACGCGGGGGCGGCCTTCGGGTCGCCCCCTTTTTTGTCTAGCTGGCCCTAGCAAGCTAGCGGGAATCACCCTCCCTCAGAATGCGATCAATCCCCAGCCAGCCCGCAAGATTTCTAGCAGCAGCTAGCCCGCTAGAAAGCATACAGTGAACGTCTAACATGATAGCTTGCTGGCTCCGCGCCCCCGCGCCGTCCTCGGCGCGGGTATCTCCTCTGCCGCGCTGAGTCCCTCCCCCAAACCAGCTCTCATACAGTCCAGTTGACAGGGTCCTCCCTACCATGCTAGCTCCGGCCCGTGACGCAGCGCGCCACCGACACCCTCACCTGCTGGCGCTGTGGGCTCCCCATCCACGGCGACATCTTCGACACCGCAACTGGCAGTCCAGCGCACTGGGAGTGCCTCACCGAGGAGGAGCGTGAGGACGATGCCTGATCGCCGCATCGTCCAGATGGGGTCCCAGCTCCGCGCCCTCCGCGCCCGCCTCGGCTGGTCCCTGCGCTACGCCGCTGCCCGCCTCGGGATGTTCGAGGACCACCTTCGATCCCTGGAGGGAGGGGAGCCCATGCCGATCGAGCGCTGGTGGAGGATCAACCGCGTGTACACGCGGACCCTCACCAAGCTAGGCGAGAAGCGGCACGTCAGGTACAGGTGATCTGCGAGAGGTGAGGCATGAGCCACAACGGAACGTGTGATCGGTGCGAGCGGGAGAAGGGGACGACCAAGGTCGTCGTCTACCGGCTCCGCAACGGCGAGGTCGTCGACGGGACCGTGCTCTGCTCACGCTGCGCCTACGCGGGGCTCGCCGAACTCGATCTCAAAGTTCCCGTGGAGGCTGAGGGATGAGAGCACCGCTCTGGTTGGCGGCACGTCCGGGGGAGCCGTACTTGGGGCCGATGGCGGCGGAGACCGGGCCGGGGATGTCGGCGAAGCGAGCCCATGTCCTCTTCGGCAAAGCGGGACCCGTCGCGGAGGTCCTGGAGCCCGTCGATTATCGGCTGCTGCATCTGCGCTTCGCCGGGCTCTCGGATCAGGCCATCGCGGAAGATGTGGGAAGGCCGATCGTCGAGGTCAGGGAGCGCATCCGACGACCCAGGTTCCTCCAGGTGCAGGCCGAGATCGAGAAGGGGCTCCTCCATCGCATCACCATGCAGGGGGAGTACGAGCCCGTCACGCTCGCGAAGGCGGCGGCGCCCGAGGCCATGCGGCGGATCATCCGCCAGTCGGAGACCGAGCGAGATCCGCGCACTCGCTTGCACGCCAACAAGACCGTGCTGCAGTTGGCTGGGGTCGAGCCTCCGAAGCGGATCGAGATCACCACCCCAGACCGCGTGATCGAGCAGATGACGGCCAAGGAACTTGAGGACCTGGCGGAGCACCGGGTCTGGCCCGCAAGATTCAGAGAAGTCTTGAGAGCCTTCCTGCCTGCTCCCCGGGTCCCCAAGCCGAGCGAGGCGGTCCTCGACGTCACCCCCGTCACCGGTCCCCTCGCCGAGCCGACCGTCTTTCCCTCCTCCGATGAGTAGAAGCACGCATGCCAAGAGCTGACTTTTTCCCGGGCTTGACAGCTCCCCACTCTCCCCCGTAGAGAGGGGGGGCCATCACTGGTGGCACCGCACCCCTCCAGCCCACACAGCCGGAGGGCTCCCTTGCTTCCCAAGGCAAAGGAGACCATTCCACACCCCGGGGTGGGTCGGTCGGTCGGAGGCTTAGGGGCTAGTCCCTCCTTCCCCTCCTGGCTGGCCGACCCCTCCCACCCCCTGCTCCCTCGCTTCGCTCCGTCGCAGCTTCGTGCTACCAGAGTCGCGGGACGGGGGCTCTCGATTGAGAGGCCTGTGAGGGACCGCTTACGTCAGGGCTCCCGTCCCGCCTTCCTGCCATACTTGCTTGGCACCCCCCTTTGCGTGTAAACGCGCTCCCTAGGATGGCCAGGTCTCGGGTGCAGCCTCCCATCCCAGGTGAGCCGAGCGTTGGGGTGGCAGACGGCGATGCGGGAGGGGATCCCTTTCACCTCGATCTCCCCGATGCGGACGAGATGGCCTACCGTGCCCGCGCTCGCCTCCGGGCACTCCAGAAGTCCAGCTCCGAGCGCTACCGCACCGATCCCTACAAGTTCCTGATCGAGTGCTGCTGGACGCTCGACCAGGCCTCCCAGCAGGTCCGGCGCTTCCCCGATCAGACCGACGTCCAGTGCGCGTGCGAGTTCCACTGCAAGAACTACGTCGCGCACGTCACCAACAGGTGGCTCCATGAAAAGCGCCTCCTCGTCCCCAAGAGCCGACGTGTTCTGGTTTCATGGACGATGGTGGCTCTCCATAGCTGGCTTGCCAGGTTTTTCCCCGGATCGACCATTGCCTTTGTCTCCCGCAAGCAAGGTCTCAATGACAGCGAGGGTGCTGCGGAGCTGGTTCGGCGGGTCAAGTTCATCGAGGAGCATCTCCCCGCCGACATCGAGCCGCTCCCCTTCCAGTACAACTTCGCCCGCCTCAAATACCCCACCATCGGGAGTGAGATCATTGGCGTCGCGCAGGGGGCGGATCAACTCCGCCAGTACACCTTGACCGCCATCTTCGCCGACGAGATGGCCTACTGGGAACTCGCCCACGACACCTATTCCGCCTCCCTCCCCACCCTGGAAGGAGGGGGCAGGTTCACCGGGGTCAGCTCCGCCAACCCCGGCTTCTTCAAGCAGGCAGTCTTTGACGCGCTCTGAGAGGGACCATGGCCAAGGTCAAGAAAAAGAAAGCCAAGAAGAAGACCACTGACAATGCCTCCGACTGACCACCCACCCGTGTCCCACCCACGTCTGGGTGGCCTGGGGGACGGTGCCTCCCACATCCCGGAGAGGGTCTCCGGGCTCCCGCCTCTTCACGATCGCACGTTCCTCGGGTCGTCCATCCCAAGGGAGCGACGGGAGTGGACGTGGGAGGCACCTCCTTCCCCCGCCGGAGGTCCCCATGTTCCTTGAGACCACCGCCGATGCTGGCCTGAACATCAACTTCTCGCGCTTGAATGCCGCCATCGTGGCGCTCCAGGCGCAAGCGGGGTCGAGCGCTCCCCTGATGCAACGCAGCGCCCTCGTCTCCCAGGTCCTCTGCCCCACCGGCGTCGAGACCAAGATCTTCGACCTCTCCCAGATCGCCGTCGTCCAGGGGGGCGTCGTCCTCTTCCTGATCGCGATCCGGGGCGCCCTCGCCGCCGGCTCCGGACTCGGCAACGGACGGATCCGCGTCTACGACGGGCTCGGCCAGCAACGCTCGAACACCAACTGCGCCTACACGCTCGGCGGCGACCTCGTCCAGGTGACCACGTCCTACCTGGAGTTCCCCCAGGCCTCGGGCCTCCAGAACTACGAGGTCCGCTACAACCCCTTCGGCCACGACTTCGATCTGACCAACGCGGCGGGCGAGGTCACCTTCCTCTCCTGGCCCGTCCGGGGACAGACCTAAAGAGGTAGAAAATGGCCTTTCTCGCTCCCCTCCTCGCCGCCGCCGCCTCGGGTGCGGCGGGTGCTGCCGGCGCCGCTGGCTCCGCCCTCGGCTCGATGGGCGCTGGCGCCCTCAGCTCGATGGGCGGGGCGCTCGGCTCGATGATGCACGGGCTCGGCATGGGGGCCGGCATGGGCGCCTCCTCCGGCGCCGCTCCCGCCGCCGCTGGCGCCGCCTCGGGAGGCGCTGGCGCCATCCCCGCCTCCGTCAGCTCGGGTGCCTCCTCCGCCGGCGCGGGCCTTTTCCAGCCGAACGGTCCCGGCCTCGGCGTCGGTCCCTACGCCCCCACCTCCGGCACCCCGTCCCTCACCGGGATCACCTCCGTCCCGGGTGTCGGCTCTCCCACCGCTGCGGGCGGTCCCCCGGGTGGGACGCCCTACGCCAACGCCGCCCCCATGTCCTCCGGCTCGGGTGCAGCAACCGACGCGGTCGCCAACGCGGCCCAGGCTTCCCCCTTCCAGCAATACCTCATGAAGACCTACGGCCTCGACACCACCCAGGGCTTCGGCAACACCGTCCGCCAGTTGGTCGAGCGCCGCCTCACCCAGCAGCTCGCCCCCTACTTAAATCCCCAGGGCGGCGGAGGAGGGAGCCAGCTTCCCGCACCCCCGTCGCAGCCGGCGAACCAGAACAACCCGCCGCTCTCCCTCCTCCAGCTCCTCGGTGGGGGGCGCTACGTCAATCCGTTCATGAACCGTGGAATCTACTAGCCCTAAGAAGTAAGGAGGCTATCTATGAGTGCAACCGCCGTGTGGTCCGGGACCTGGACCCCGATCTCCTTCGACGCGACCAACATGGACAAGACGGACCCGAACGTCCCCCATGTCGATCGCATCCAGCCCGAACTGCTCAAGTCCGGCGATCTCCCCGAACTCGTCGCCTTCGTCCAGGCGATGGCGGACGGCTACGGGATCGGCTTCAACCCCGCCAAGGCCCTCCTGATGATCGTCGTCACCGCGATGATGAATCGCGAGACCCCCGCCGTCTCCCGGCTCTACCAGCCCTAACGCCGTAACTTTCTAGGAGGCTCCCATGCCGCTCCTCCAGAACATCGGCCAGATGCCGCTCGCCCAGCGGGTCCCGGCGCTCGCCGACGCCGTCCGGTCCTGTCGCCAAGCCGCCGCCCAGGCCTCCGCCGAGGAAGCCGAGTATCTCGATCTCCTCGCCCAGGCCGAAGCCCAGCTCGCCCCGGACGACGAGACCCCCCGCTCGGGCCTCATCACCGACAACCCCTACCTCCGGGAGACGCCCCCCGCCTCCACCGGGGAGGGAGACGCCGTGGATCCCGCCACGGGAAAATCCTCTGGCGACGACCCGCCGGCTGGGAGCTAGCCGTCGCCACCCTCCCCATGTCCCAGCGCTCCGCCATCGACGCCCGCTTCCTCTCGGATCACCCGACCGAGGAGCCCACGCCCGCCGCCCTGCCGGTCGCTCCGCCTCCCGCCGTCTCCATCCCGGGGGGCGGGTGGACGACCGACTACGGCTACGTCAACGGCAGCAACTGGCCCGCATCGAGCTAGTCGAGCTAGTAAGATAGGAGGTAACCATGGCAGCACAAGTCACAGTGACCGGGACCGTCACCACCCCGCAGATCATCGGACGCTACGTCGGCGGCTCGGGCGTCGAGATCCGGGGCCAGACCGGCACCCAGAATCTCTCCTTCGACTCCCGGGGCAGCTCCCAGCGCGGCGCCAACCTCTTCGACGAGCTGAACCAGTTCATCTCCGCCATCTCCGCCGCCTGGTCGGTCCCGGGCGACGTCGTCATCGACCAGCTCTACTTCATGCTCTCGGACCTCCGCCGCAACCCCGCCATGGGCGAGCGCGTCTACGCGCCATGAGCCTCGTCCTCCTGGTCCTCGCCTTCATCTGCTTCATCCTGGCAGCGGCCCAGGCTCCCATCCCGCGCGCCAACCTGACCGCGCTCGGGCTCGGGCTCTGGATCCTCTCCGAACTCCTCGGGCACGTTGCCACCATCCATTGACATCCCATGGCGAACGGCCCTGGCGGGGGTCCGCAAACCCAGGTCATCATCCCCGGCCAAGGCTGGGTCGATGTCGCCAGCCGCGTCATCGTCCAGGTCGGCTTCCCCGTCGTGGTGGCTGGTGTATTGTTGTGGTTCTTACTTACTAGATTCCAGGACAATATGAACGCCATCACCACCCGCATGGGCCAGAACGCCGCCGCCGTCGAGATGTTCGTCGGTGAGCTGAAAGCGCAGACCCAGGAGCTGAAGGCCCAGTCCCAGTACATGGCCCAGCACGCCGAGAACATGAACGCGCAGCTCGCCCTGCTGCGGAAGATCGAGGACGACGCCTCCCTCCTCGTCAAGGTCCGCCGGGACGAGCTGGAGACGATCAAGCGCGCGACAGGGGAGAAGCACTGATGAGCGCAGGCGCGATCAACCGCAAATACTACTTCGACTCCGTCCGGGGCTCCCTCTTCTCCGGCTCCATGAACCAGAGTCAGGTCGATGGCCAGACCGCGCTCCTCGACTGGGCCGAGCAGCTCGCATGGGATGATAGATGGTTAGCCTATCTCCTGGCAACCACCTACCATGAAACCGCCCTCACCATGCAACCAATCAGCGAGTACGGGAAGGGCAAGGGCAAACCCTACGGACAACCGGACGGTCCCTACAACCAGGTCTACTACGGGAGAGGCTTCGTCCAGCTCACCTGGTACACCAACTACGACAAGCAAGATAAGAAACTCAAGTTGAATGGCCAGCTCGTCCAGGTCGCCGACACCGCCCTCGACCTCCAGGTGGCGACCGAGATCATCTTCGGCGGCATGCAGGACGGCGACTTCACCGGCGTCGGCCTCCCGAAGTACATCAACGACTCCCAGACCGACTACTACAATGCCAGGAAGATCGTGAACGGCCTGGATCAGGCCCAGACGATCGCGAACTACGCCGTCCGCTTCACCAACGCCCTCACCCATGGGCAAGGGGCTCCATTCTAATGGCAAAGAAAGGGACACTCTTCGGGAAACCCCGAGGCAGCGTCATCAAGCACCCTGGAGCGTTCAAGAAGAAAGCCCAGGCGGCTGGCATGAGCACCGCCGCCTACGCGAGCAAGGTGACGAAGAAAGGCTCCGGTGCCTCGACGCAGACGAAGCGCCAAGCGAACCTGGCGAAGACCTTCGCCAAGATGCGGCGGAAGTAGGTGTGGCAGACGATCTTCGGCGTCGTCGGCGCCCTCGTCCTGATCGTCTTCGCGCTGGTCGGACTCGACATCATCTGGTCCTGGCTGAATCGTCGTCACGATAGGGAGCCCTGACATGCAGATCCCCCTCGCCGGCATCCCCCCCCAGCCCAGCTTCGCCGACCAGGTGCGCGCCGAGTTCTGGCAGCTCCAGGTCCCGGCCCTCGTCTTGCCCGCGCTCTCCGGCCAGGGCGCCGAGATCCTCTCCGACTTCGGCGACCGCCTCACCATCCCCGACGCCCAGGCCCTCCAGTTCTTCCTCGCTGGCTACCGCCTGGGAGAGCGCGCCGCCGAAGCACCCCCGCCCTGGCAGCCGACGCCCCCTCCCCTCGGTGACGAGGAGCCCCCGAGTGAGTGAGAGCCAGCAGACCGAGCGCCTGATCGACCGCCCCCCCGAGCATGCGGGTACCCCGCGCCGGGGCGTCACCGAGTGGCGCAACCCGCGCAACGGCTTCTTCGTTCTGCGTTTACACTACACCGCCGATCCGACGAAGCGGGCGGAGGCCTGGAAGCAGAAGACCTCCGAAGGCCTCTCGCTGCGTGCCTGGCAGCGCGAGTACGAGATCTCCTGGACCACCCCCGAGGGCGAGCCGGTCGTCCCCGAGTTCGACGCCAACAAGCACGTCCGAGACCTCCCTATCCAGAGAGACAGTAGACTGCTGCGCTTCTGGGACTTCGGCGCCGTCTCCCCGGTCGTCCTCTTCTGCCAGCTCACCCCCTACTCCCAGGTGGTCGTCCACCGCGAACTCTGTCCCTTCAACTCCCCCCTGGATCAGCTCCTCCCGATGGTGAAGGCGATCTCCCTCGATCTGGTGACGCGCTCCGACTTCTTCGACGCCGGCGACCCCGAAGCCAACTCCGTCGGCTCGCTCGGAACGATCGCCGAACTCCTGGAGCGCGCGGGCATCCACATGCACACCAACCGCCCCGGCTCGGAGGTCTCCTACGCCGCGCTCCGCGAGCGCTTCCTCCGCTCGGTCCTGGTCCCGCGTCTCGGGCACGAGCCCGCCATCTTGATCTCCCCGAAGTGCCCGAACCTGATCGAAGCCCTCTCCGGCGGCTTCCACCTCTCCGCCCTTCCTCCCTACCGCCCCGTGAAGACGCACCCGATGAAGGACCTGGTCGATGCGCTCCGCTACGGCTTCGACAATCTCGACGCCGCCGGCCAGGATCGCGTCCAGCAACTTTCCAAACTGGCTAGCGCCGATCGACTCTGGTAGAGGAGGCCCCCATGCCGAGCGCCAATTTCATGTCCGCCGACGACGAGGCGACCAACGCGAACTGGACGCGCCTCGACCTGGCACTCCAGGCGAAGGCCGCGTCCCTCCCGATCACCCCCCACACCTGGACACCCGGCACCCCGCCGCTCACCCCGGTCGTCGGCCTCACCTACACGAGCCAGGAGGTGATGAACCAGAACTGGATCGTCTTCGACACGCTCCTCGGCGGGGGCACCGTCTCCGCCGCGAAGACCGTCCGCTTCACCCCGGACCAGGCGCAGAACCACAACATCCGGCGCGCGATCACCACCCTCGCCGGCCTCGCGATCACCGTCCCCGTGGGGCTCCTCGATGGCTAGCCACTGGGTCTACCCGGGCTCGGGCGACCCCGTGAAACTCCTCGTCTACTGCCCGCGCTGCCCCGCCAAGTACGAGATGGATCCCGGCGAGCAAGCCGAGTGCGAGGTCTGCCACATCCCGCTGAACGCGCCTGCCGCGAGCCCGTGATGCCCGATCCCACGCTCGATCAGCGGACCCCCACGCTGCGGCTCCGCTTCAACGCCGACGACGGGACCAACCAGAACTGGTGGAAGCTGGACGACACGATCGGACGCGCCTTCCTTCCCGGCTCACCCCTCCAGCTCCCGTCCCCGCTCCCGATCCCGGGCGATCTCTCCGTCGCCGGCGCGACGCACGTCCAGGGGCTCGACGTCGAGGGGTGGCTCGTCGTCCCGAACGGCCCGGTCACCCTCCCTGCCGGCTCGCTCACCGTCTCGGCCTTGAAGACCCGCACCCTCGCCCAGCAGATCCTCTCCGGCTCCCACACCTACAACCCCGGCACCACCTGGCAGGAGGTCCTCGCCCTCCCCGCGATCACCACCCGAGGTGGCCCGATTCTCCTCGCCGCCTCCCTCGGTGCCCAGATCCAGTTCACCGCCCAGCCAGCCGGCACCAGCGTCTGGGCGGGCCTCGGCTGGGGCGTCGCGACCTTGAATCCCCCCGACGTCTGGGTGCAGCAGCCCGCCGTCGCCCTCGTCGGCGGGACGGGTGGCACCATCGTGACGGTCCCGATGCCGACCCTCCTCGCGTTCGACCAGCGCGCCGCGCAGACCGTCACCTACCATCTGATGGTCGCGACCTCCTCGACCGCCGTCTCCGTCGTCTCGAACGGCGGCGCCGCCTGGGGCTACGAACTCGCATGAGCGCCGCCCCGAACCAGACCCCCTACCTCCATCTCGACCTCGGCCCGAACCAGGCCGAGAACCGGAACTGGGCCATCATCGACGACCGCCTTTATAGAGTAGTAGCTAAGCTGATCGGTGACATCATTGGCCCGGGCATGATTACGCTCGACATGCTCGCGCCGGAGATCGTCGATCGGCTCCTCCCCACACCCTTCGGCAGCCCCTCCGACCTCCTGATGCTCAACGCGAACGGGACGCCGGTCTGGGCTCCCGCCTCCACCGTCGGCCAGCTCTGGATCGACACCGGCGCGAACCTCCAGCCCTCCGCCGGCGCCTACCCGGTCGAGACCGGCGCGCTCACGATCGCCGCCCCGCCGACCGGCGATCCCTCCTGGCTGAAGTCCGTGCTCCCGATGGAGACGATCAACCCGGGGATGCCGGTCTATCGCCACGACTTGATCCAGACCCTCAGCAGCCAGCCAGCCTTCACCGAACTCTGTACCGCCTCGGAGTCCTGGACGGGCAGCACGGGCGGAGTCACCTGGTCGATCTCCACTGCTCCCACGGGCCAGCTCGCCCCCCAGTTCCGCCTGCTGATCGACGGCTCGGGCTACACGGTCTTCCCGAACACGAAGGGCCTGGAGATCGGCGGCTCGACGATCCCCACGCCGGAGATGCTCCAGGTGAACGGCGCCATCACCCTCGGCGCCTCGACGAACGCCTCCCCGCTGAACGGCACCATCCAGTCGGTCGGCGGCGTCCTCCAGGCGCGGAAGAACGGCGGCTGGGTCGAGTTCCCGCTCCCCGGCATTCCCGCCGGCGGACTCGCGACCCAGGTCCTCACCAAGAACTCGAACGCCGACTACGACGCCTCCTGGCTCCCCTCCCAGGGCGGCGCCGGCGACTCCCTCTGGCTGGAGAACGTCGCCAACAACTATCTTACTCCCAAAGGGACCAACTACGGGATCCAGCTCTCCGGCGGCGGCGACGGCATCGTCTTCCCGAACTCCCAATCGACGATCACCCAGCGCACCGGCCTGATCGGCAATGACGCCCTCCTGATGTTCTACGCCGGCCAGCAGGGCTTCGAGTGGAACACCGCCGACGCCGGGACCCAGCTCCTCCGCTTGGACCAGACCGGCGTCCTCTCGCTCGACAACGCGAAGGCCCTTTCCTGGCTCCAGGGCACCGGCCCCTCCTCCCCGACGATCACCGGCACCAACGGCGCGCTCGCCCTCGCCTCCGCCGCCGGGACGACGATCGCGTTCGCCCCCGCCGCGACGACCCAGCTCACGCTCGACGCCCAGGGCGCCACCCTCCTGAACTCCCTCCAGGTCGGCGCCGACGTCCGCGCGTCGCCCCTCGCGGGCGCCATCCAGTACACCGCCGGCCACTTCATGGGTCGCGTCGGTAGCACCTGGACGCAGCTCGACAACCTCCCCTCCGGTCCCTTCTGGACCGCCCCCGTCACCTGGACCGCCGCGACCGGCACCCTCTCCACCACCCAGTACGAGAACCAGGTCTCCGCGACGTTAAACGCGGTCACCCTGACGCTTCCCCTCTGGTCCGCCGTCGCCCAGGGCACCGTCTTTCGCTTCACCCGCACCGACTCGACCCCCGCGAACCAGGTCACCATCCAGGCGAGCGGCACCGATACGATCGACGCCTCGCTCTCCTTCATCACCCTCGCTCCCGGCGAGTGCGTATCTATCATTGCAGCAAACTCCTCCACCAACAACGTCCGCTGGTTCACGACCAGCCGCTCCGCCTGGGTCACCCGCCAGGCGGGGAACGTCATCATCCCAACCGACTCCTTCAAGGTCATCAATGCCGGCTCCGTCGGCGACGCCTTCGTCTGGCCGGCGCGGACCACCAGGGGACGCCTTCTCGGCGCCAAGGCCGCCGACACGAACGCCTTCGCCTCGCTCGCCTTCAACTACTCCTATGCCGGAGCCTCGGCGCTCCAGGACTCGACGGCGGAGCCGTGCTGGACATTCCAGCTCTGGGGCGGTGCCATCGACGCCTGCCGCATCGTCCGCGCCCCCGCCACCTCGGGCGCTCCCGCCTTCTCGAACCTGCTCGTCCTCGATGGAGCGACGGGCACGCTCTCCCTCCCGGCGTTGACGCCGGCGCAGGACGGCGTCGTGCTCTCGGGAGCGGCGCAGCCCGCGAAGGCGCATTTCGGCCTGCTCAGCCCCTACGGCTTCCTGGTGCGGTCGAACGTCGCCGCCGGACCAGGAAATCCGCTCCTCGATGACAGCACGCGACCCGGCTGGTCAGTCCAAGTCGATAGCAACGACCAGTTCGCCGCCTACCGTGCCCCCGCGACGGCGGGCGCGCCAGTGTGGGTGCGGATGTTCAACATCGACAGCGCGGGCAACCTGAACATCCCCGGCAAGCTGAACGGCGGCGCGGCGGTTGGCACGTCCACCTCGACAACCAGCAATACGACGTTCAACTTCTCATCCTATGATGTGTGGAGTGGAGCTATCACGACATTCCCCGCTATCACGACGCGCGGCGGTCTCGTCCTCATCTTCGCCCCCATGAATCTCGCCTACATCCAACTGGGCTCGTCAGGCAACGCGCAAATTCTCCTTGGGCTCTACCGCAACACTAACCAAGTCCGGCAGTACGCGGCACGCTGCGGCGGCACGGTTGTCATGCCCTACCCGTGGGCGGTCTTCGTCGATAACCCGCCTGCGGGCACCTACACCTATGACATCCGCTGCGTCGTGCGGTCTGGGACGAGCGCGTCCGTACAAGCTGCGAGCGACGTCAGCAATATGAATATCTTTGAGGTAGGTTAAATGTACACTTGTACCATGTGCCAGAAGACGACCGACGACCCAACCGACTGGGCGCGCATCCAGATC